CAATATAACTTAGGTTAGTTCTTGAACCCTGTGCGAACGCCAATTTGGTTCTCCTTTACTGTGTTAGATCAGTCATAAATATACCAGTTAATAATAACTGGGGTCATGTAATGTCCATCCATTTCCATCGCCATTCTTCTTTCAGCACTGCGGATAGAAATGGTTTTACCGTTAGCAGTCAAGTCTGTGGTAGCTTCAAAAGCGGTAATCACTGTGTTAGCTAAGATATCTCCTGCTGATGGGCCTAAGTTAATAGGGGTAAAGCAATCTACTGTAAAGATGCCCCTATGTAGTTGTTGGGGATTTAGGCCCCTTACCGCAGGCTCTCGGATTGTTGGTATAAACACCGGCCTAACAAAAGAATTGGCTGTAGTTGGTGTGTAGTCGGTATTTTCCCAAGCAATATCTACTGATACATTATCGTTTAGTGTAACTTCCAGGGCTTGCCTAATATCTGAGTAAATTACGCTCATTAGAACATCCCTCTTAGTTGTTCGTATACTCTGTAGCCAGTGTAGTGTTCATTCCCGTATTCTACGTATCTGGCATGTGGTGATCTGTTGACCAGAGTAAATCCACCTGTCTCAGAGGGCTTGATAGCTGCTACAGAAGATAAAAGGTCTGACCTAACTTGGCCTTGAAACTCTGCCCATGATCTTCCTCTTGGCCTATTCCTAGAGCTTCTCGACCTACCACCACCTGAACCCCTAGGTACAACAGAATGGCTTTCAATATAAGCACCAGTATCTACAGGAGATAAATCAACAGCAGCATTGACAACATCCTTACCGATCTCAATAACCTTTTCATCTGTAATCTCAATTACACGTTCAAGCTTTTTGAACAACGAAGGGCCTATCGTAATTTGGATTGACATATCTGCTCTCGGGCTTTTTTCTCATTCCAGTTGTAGCCTAAAAACTCTACTGCCCTTTGCATTCCTAAGTATTCTGCGCTTGCCTTGAACTCTTCTGGCCAAACCTCTACGTAGTCTACAGTTTGCTTTAGGTCTGCTAGGTGCTTTAAGTATCCCAAACACATGGTGTCCCACCCATGTCTATTATTGTACCTAGCCATAAAATTAGTTCTGAGACAACTGTCTATAATTTTTTGACGATCTCTACGAACTATAACCCACTTAGCACCTGGGAACTGACGGTGAAAATGAGACCACATCAAAACAATCTTACACTGTTTGACAATCTCTAAATCTGGTATTTCTACGTTTAGCTCACCATGTTCAGTGGGTAGTGGACCTTGCCCTAGTGGATCAAAACCCATACTCTCTAGGTGTCCATTACATATAGTCCTAATTCTTCTATGTTCAAGTAGTAGGCTATTAGTTTTGAACTTAGCACCACAGGCTTGAAATACCTTAGCTGTTAATGTGGTACCTGATCGGGGGAGACCTGTGATGATGTTCATTTAAATGCTACAAATGTAATAGAACCTGGGGTCTGCTTAATAACTTTTGTATTCTCAAAGTGACTAAGCCAGAACTCTGCAGGCTTGATCGTAAGGTGCAGGGGCTCCCCGATCAATCTGGGGCCGAACCCATCTCTCCTTGTAGCAATTTGGAAGAACACACCCTCTTCAACACAGGTCCAGATATTATCTAGTGTCTTTTCTACATGCTCTGGTGGGATGTGTTCCATTACATCAGTGCAGAAACCAAACTTTGCTCTTAGGTTAATGGGTTCCCACAGACAACCGATCTGCAAAGGAATGTTTATTCCAGGGTCTAGGCAGTTCTCTGCAATATCAACACCAGTTACTTCAAAGTTTAGGTTCCAGAACAACTGTGCTGCTCTACCAGTGCCACAACCAAAGTCTATAACACTGTCTTCCATTCCCATGCCCATGTGGGTAATAGCTTCTTGAACTAACTTCTCACCAGGGGCTGTATTTCTGTAGACTTTGTGAGTCCAGACCCTCTCGTACTTAGCCTTCTCTTCTTGGATAGTTTTCATCTAGTTCCTCTAATGGTCGGGTAGGAAATTGAGTTAAAGCCGAGCCGTTAGGTCCTACATAGTTGGTGCAAGTAACACCTTGTTTGTCAAAAATACGCTTGGCGTCATCAAAGAACCTCGTCCAAGATTTGTAGTTGCCGCCACCTGTTTGCCAAGTATACTCAGAGTGGAAATGAATTTTCTTCCCTTCTGTCTGCATATCAAAGCCAAGTAAAGCTATATTTTTAGCCCCATACTGGTAGGCTACGTTCAAAGCAGCGTACCCACTATTGAGGCCGTTAACTACCTCAGGGTCTTTTGACAACCCAGCAGACCTATTGCCTTTTTTATAGTAAGCCTTCTTAATTTTTTCTTTGACTAACTCAGGCCTCAAGTGGATTAGGATGACTTCTCCGTCAAACTCTTCGATTTCTCTCCTACATCGCTTTTCAAAGGTGCAGTCCATGGAAACCAAAACATCCGACTTAGATACAATAGCTGCCCTGTTTGCACCAATCTTAACCGCGTCCAATTTGCTAAAATCGAAGCCGTCAAGAGAGGGTCCACCACCAATAACATAAACTATTCTCTCACTTGACAGATGTAGCATACTACAACATCCTGATAATAAAGTTTTTGAGTTCCTACGATGACTGTAATATCCCCCAGACCGACGATCTCATCACCAGTGTTAGGTTCGGGTAGGGTATTGCAGAATACATCCTGGTTATGTAGATAGATTTTTCTATCACCAGTAACTACAGAGTTGCCATCCATCTCAGATAGTTTGTAGTTAGCTGCATACCCCCTGACAGTGTAATCAGTATCTGTAGTAGTAAGAGTAGGGTTAGTCGGGTCGTAGTCGGAATGAGCCTTCTTTCTAAGGGTAAACTCCTGACCCAGATCATTGATTAGTCGCCTAGTTGTCTCTGCGGTTAAACTACCAATCATAATCTTTTAGCTCTTTACTTGGATTAGCAAATTGGCCACGGTAGAAAGCAGAGTGTTCCCTGTCTGAATCATCGTGGACTGCATCAATCTCTGACTTAGAGATACCACCAGCTTCTAAACCCAGAGCATTTCCGTCAACTCTCTTTGCCATGCTCCTAAGTTCAGTAGCCTTACGGGAGAATTGCTCGGAGAGTTGAGAATACTTTGCTTCTAGTTCTTCGTCTAGCCTGATATCTACATCAGTAGAGTACTTAGAAACTAAGACATCACAGGCAAATGCGGCAGCGTAGTAGACCCTATCATTATTGGCTGAAAGAGCGAAGTTGATCTCTTCGTCCTGCAACCTTTTGTTGGTAGTGTCTATGTCTCCGATGAGGAGTCGGACGACATTGAGTCTCCCGCTTGCGGTGTCTGTTGAGAGGTTTGAGTTGTCGTAGCTCCACATTCGTCTACCGCCTTAGATTTTCTGTCCATCATGAAGTCGTAGATTTCATAATAATCTTCCTCAAAAGAGGGGTTGTTATGTAGAAATCTTCTGATAAGGGTTCGCTGCTTGTTGGCGTTTGTAGAGCCTCTGCAGCGGATTTTGTTGAACTGTTCTTTTGACTCGGTGCGCTCTCTTACTTTAGTGTTCAGCATTTCCACAATCTTACGCAGTTCGTAGACCTTGAACTCAGAAAGCTTGTAACCTACATTGGCTTCTGCTTCTAGTTCTGGATTGTGGTAAAGGAACCCGTTGTTGTATAGTGCGGCTACCTTGTCTTCTGCTACCGCAAGCTCTGCCCAAGGAAAGTGCTCTCTTGGCTTATATGTCTTCTTGCGTGCAGTAAATTCTCTCTTAACAAATAGCGGCCAGTCTACCTGCCAGCCTAGATAATTCGGATGCATGTGCTCACCTATCAGGTTTGTGTTACGGCTTATAGTTTTTGTGGGGGAGACCCATTAAAGCCTCCCCCAAGTAGTATTAGGATACAATATCCTTGAAGAAGTAGCCAAGCTCAGTGCCAACGACCTTCATGTCGTAAGCCATCTTTACTTGGATAACTTCTGCGATCTGCTCGATGCGTAGGAAGTCACCAGAAAAGCGCTCGACGGTAAGACCGTCGAACGAAGAACCTGGGATCGAGTTCCATGCAAAGGTGAGACCAGCAGCAGGAGTCATAAGACCGGCAGTAGCTGGGGTATAGCAGAGCATTGCATGGTTCCCACCAATGTAGGAATTGCTCTCAGTTGCGCCATCTGCAGCAGTATTCTGGACTGCATTCATGACAAACAGACGCTCAACTTCAAAGATTTCAGCAAGCTTTGCATCTGTGACAAGTGCGGGATTATCAACAGTTGCTCCACCGTTTAGACGTGCCAGGACATCTGGGTGGTTGACAAGCTTATCCCGAACAGCCCGGCCAAGAACCATTGTGTTAGGATTGAAGCCACCAGAGGCAAGGTGAGTAGTGCGCTTGGCATCGATAACATCTACGATAGGGGTAGAGTTAGTGTAGTCGTCCCAAGCAACAATTTCACCAGAAGCAAGAGAGCCAGAAACACCACCAGCAACTTCTGTGCCCCAAACACTAGTGGAGAAAAAGTTGGTTGCCCAATCAATCTCACGATCAATTAGCATGTTATGGGCTAGCATAGTAGCACCGGCAGAACGAATGTCTAGCGCGGTGTCTTCATTTGCTAGGGTCTGGTCATCAAAGTCTGTCTCAAGCCCAAAGACATCAGCAAAGTAGTTGCTGTTTGAGAGAGACATACCAACACGTTCTGGACGGGTGCGAGGCCCTAGAAGCTGACGATTACCAGCACGATTGAAGTCCTCTCGGTTGTACTCGTAGTACTTATCAGACTGTTTTGTTACATCTACGATAGGAAAAACCTTAGATGCAATAAAGTTTTCTTCACTCTGTACATAGGCAAGAGTGAGGTTAGTAAGCGGTGCGTCAAGATGCACCTGACTTGGAGTTAGCATAGGCATTAATTATCTCCTTTATACAACGTTACCGCCACGGAAGAAATCAATGGTTCCGCGTTCACCTGCCGAAGCATCGTAAACAGCTACACCAATAATGACATCCCCTGAGGCTGCAGTAACAATTTTCCCACCAGCTTCAACACCGACATTATCGCCAGCAGTGATGCCGCCAGTACCAACTTCTACCGTTACTCGGCCATGAGTAACAACGGTAGCAGCAGTCCCTGAGGTGGGATCATTAATTAGAATAC